CGATAACACCAAATGGGATTTAATCCCCCTTAATGAGGTCACAGAGGCGCAAATCAAAGCCTATTTTAACCGCACTTCAGGCAAGAAATACGACTGGTGGGGGGCGCTAGGAATCATACTTGGCATCAAACAAAAACGCTCGAAGTATTTTTGCTCAGAATGGTGTTTTAATGCGATTTGCGGTAGCGAGAGCGGTTGGCGGTTTAGTCCGAATCAGCTTGCAGTTGTTTTTACCACCGTAAATAACAATTAAATAAATTTTCAACAAGAGACCGCGAAATAAGCGGTCTTTTTTTAGGAGAATATATGTCAATTCTAGGTTCTATGACGGATGCTGTGAATAAAGCTAAAACACCGCAAGCCCCAACAATTTCCACTCAACCACCGCCAAAAGATACATCACAGACAATGGCAGGGAATGTTTCTAATTTATTAAATAGCAATTCGCTTTTAATGAATAGCGCTGCTGCTAAAGGTGAGCGTCTTGCCGCAAATCGAGGATTGCAAAATTCAACCATTGGCGTGGAATCTGCCCAACGCGCAATGCTTGATGCAGCCATGCCAATTGCAAGCCAAGATACGCAAAATGCGTTTGCGGAAAAACAAACTCGCTTACAAGCTGATTTAAATTTCCAAAATCAAAGTAAGCTCAATCAGCAACAAAATCAATTCACCGCATCGCAGGCAGAATTAGAACGCGGTCATCAGCGTGGAATGGCTCAATTACAATCTGACCTAGCTTATAGCAATCAAAGCAGATTGAATCAGGCTCAGAATCAGTTTACCGCATCTCAAACCGCACTTGAACGGCAACAACAAAAAGATATGGCGAATTTGAATCATCAAAATGAGATGAAGAACTTAAATGCGCAAGTTGCGGCGAACACTATTGGTAAATCCATTGATTTCACCATGCAAATCACCAGTAACTTCGATGCGCAAATAGCCACGATCTTGAATAACTCGAATATGAAAGCTGAGGATAAAACAAAGGCTATTGAGCAGCTAAAAGCAAGTCGAGATTCAGAGATTCAATTTATGAGTAAGTTTATGCAGGGAATTCCGACCACGCAACAAAACTGGTCGTCATTTCCTAGCTTAGGTGTTCCATCAATTCAAATTAGTTAAGAGGAGAAAGGTTATGGCGTTTTGGGATGGTGCGTGGAGCGCAATTACGGGTGCATTAGATGTGGCTGGGGAAAATGATGCGCAATCAAATGGATGGCTAACAAATGTAGGTAATGCGTTAGGAACCGCAGCGGATTGGATGGACAACCATAAAGCAGCAAGTAATATTATCGGTAATGTTATTGCTGGTGCCGGTGGTTACTTTGCGCAAAAACAAGCTGGTAAAGATTTGATCAATCAGCAACGTGAGTTATTAAATCTGCAAGATCAGATGAAATCAAAATATTCAGCCGTACCAGATGCGGATTGGTCGTATAAAAGTTTGACAGTGGATGATTCTCCTGGATTGGCAAATGGCGGTATTTTGACTGAAATGAAGAAACGTTCTGAAACCAAAGGGGCTAACAATGGCAGAGTTGCATGATAGTTTTGGTGAATCAATGGAAAAAGCTGGCTATGAGCGAGCTAGTGATTCTGATTCATCCTTTTCCGGTGGCGGTGGTTGGCGAGAAGATAACAGTAGTGATAGTTATCGTAGTACGTCAGATAGATGGAATGACCATAAATCTAGATACGGAAAAGACAAAGTCTATACTGATGCATTTAATGAGCGAAGAAATAACTCTAGTTGGAGTAGTGGTCACAGCGCAATTAGCCGAACAATTAGTGAAAAATATCATTCGCTTTCTAACGGTCAAATGAGCGCCGCCGCTCCAGAAAAAGATCAGAAAACACTCACTGGAGGTTTATTTGGAAAAAGTTACTCCAATACTCCTTATTCCGAACGCACTCCTTCTATATTTGATAGAAACATACGTGGTTCAATGACATTAAATAACGGCGATGCATGGTCAAGCGATCCCCAATATTCATCCGTTCGAGACCAGGCGACCATTAATAGTCACGACCGTATTAAACGGGGCGAAGAATTGAACTTAATTGGTCGTGCTGTAGGAGGCGTTTTTAGTGGGGTGGGTGGGGCAGCAACAACTCCAGTTGGCAAAATTGCTGAAGGAGCGGCAAATCTTGGGCTTTCCCGCGTTGGGGATTTATCTCGACAATTCAAAAGCAACCAAGAGCAAGCGTATTATGATAGCCTCACTCCAGAGGGGAAAGCGTATTATGATACAAGAGTAGATTTCATCGATAAATCTTATAAGAATGCTCGGGAAAAATATGAAACGAACGATAAATGGATCGATAGAGGTATTAGTGCTGCACAAGTCGGTTTATCTGCTTTAGGGCCTCCTGGTGCGATGCTGGCGTCTGGGATTGGTTTATTAGGTAAAGCGATCAACAAAAAAGACACGATGACAAAATCATTACGTGATTTAACGGAGACGCTTAACTCTAACGCATTAAATAACCACATTGCACAACAAAATGAATTAGCTGAAAAAGAACGTCAAGCCTATAAGGAATTTATGGCTGGGCGTGATTTACGCAGTGACAATACACAACCCAAAGGCATACTTAACACTATGCATAATCGTATGCAAAATATAGAGCCTGATAAACAGGTCAAAACGAGTGACGTTCCTAACCTAAGAAATTACTGGGCAAATATCATCGTATCATAGGAGAAATTCATGGGTATTTTAGATTCAATGACACAACAATCACAACCACAGACAACAGAACAAAGTGCGGTCGAAAATCCACAGGGTTCACAACAACAGGGAAGTATGGCGCAGATGTATCAAATGTTGATGCAAAATTCCATTAATGCTATCGCAAATGTTGCGCAACAGCGTATTCAAGAAAAAGGGCCAGAAGAAGGCATTGCGGATTTAGTCGCAAAAGCAATGATTTCAAATCTTCAGGCCGCGCAACAAAATGGCAAAACTATTCCGCCACAAGTGATGATGCAAGTTGCTAAAGATTTAGCTATGCAATTATTACAGCAAGTTGGTGTGCCAGAAGAGCAAATTGATGATGTATTGATTGATATTTTAATGAATGCGCTTGAGCAATTTGGCGAAGCAACACACGGTGCGTTACCTCAGGAAGAAGAACAGCAATACGTTGATATGATCAACAAAGTATCTGAAATGGAAAGCCAACGCCGTGCGCAAGTGCAAAATGGTAAATCACAACCAATGCAACAACAAGGAGCGTAATTATGGGATGGAGTGGAATTTTAGGTGCGATGACACAAGGATTGGGAACTGGTATTGTCAAAAATGTTGAGCAAGGGTGGAAAGATGAAGAAACGCAAAAACTGTTAGATTGGAAAACAGCAGAAGCTGACAAACAACGTGCTTTTGATAGTGAATTGCTTGATAAAAAATACAAGCATGAGTTTGAGCTTGAAGATCACAGAATGCGTAATGAGATTTCAGCCGCGGCTGCAAAAGCTCGAATTTCAGCACGTTATTCTCATAGTGGTGAATCAGAAGCGCAAAAAAACCTTCTAGGTGCAACTCAAACGCTTGGTATTTATGATAGCCAATTAAATGCCTTAGACAAAAAATTGTCTGAAACAGAAGATAAAGAGCAACGAAATGAGATTGCTACAAGAATCAAAACTATTCATGCTGAACGCAATAATTTTTTGAAACACCCTGATACAATCGCTAAACTTAAGAAGGCAGGACCAATTGGGGACGCGATTTATGCGACCGCTAATGGTGATATGGATTTGTACCATTCGAAACCAGTGGAGCGTAAAACGGTAGCTGAGGATGTTAAATCTTCTGTCGCTCCTCCTGTGCGCAATATGATTGATGTAAATAATCTCACTCCACAACAGGCGGCAGATATTGCAAGACAGAAAAGTGAAGATGCCGCTCATTTGCAGTTTGCCAAAGCATCAGCTGATGCTAAAGACTGGGCGCAAAAACGCACACAGTATCAATCATCAACTTTTATTCCACGCACATTCTAAAAGTACGGTAGTTTTCATAAAATAAAAGGCAATGAGGCAATTCCTGTCCTTGGCCTGATAGAGTTTAAGATAAACGGCGGGTAATTCTGCCGTCTTTTTTTATTTTTGCGCCCCGTAAAGCTCAATCATTTTTTTGATTAGCTCTGGTCTTGATAAGTTTTCCGCCGCGCAAATGCTGTCAAATCTATCTGCAACATCAGGCTGTAGTGATATATTTAACCGTCTGTAATTATTTTTTGCATACTCATACGCATTTTGGCTAATTGCCTTTTTTCGCTCTTGGCTTAATTTGCTATAACTCAT